AAATCATAATTAACAATGCCTGTGCTTCCTGTCGGTCCTGTTGGCCCACCCGCACCTGTATCGCCTTGAATACCTTGTATGCCTTGAACGCCTTGAGGTCCTGTCGGTCCATTTGAACCAGTCGGTCCTACGATTCCTTGAGGTCCAGTAGGTCCACCTACACCCGTAGGTCCTATATCACCCTGCGGTCCAGTTGGCCCGATGCCACCCGTAGCTCCAGCATTTCCTTGAGGTCCAGTTGGCCCTTGTGCGCCAGTATCGCCAGCCACACCCTGAATACCCTGATCACCTTGCGGGCCAGTAGGTCCAATGTTACCCTGTGGTCCTGTCGGTCCTGTGCTTCCATTTGTTCCTGCCGCACCTGTCGGTCCAATTTCACCCTGTGGCCCAGTAGGTCCTACACTACCTGTTGGCCCAGTATTTCCAATGTCACCTTGCGGCCCTGTAGGTCCTATAATGCCTTGTATGCCTTGATCGCCTTGTATGCCTTGCGCTCCAGTTGGACCTTGAATTCCTTGTAATCCTGTTGGTCCAGTTGGTCCTATTACACCTTGCGGGCCAGTAGGTCCTGCAACTGTAGAATTTGCGCCAGTAGGTCCAGTAAGACCTATCTCACCTTGAGGACCTGTTGGTCCTATATCACCTTGAATACCTTGTATTCCCTGTATTCCTTGCGGACCTGTAGGTCCTGTGCCACCCGCCGCGCCTGTAGGTCCTTGCACACCTGTTGGTCCATTTTGTGTATAAGTTACTTGTGTTGCAGTAAGAATAACTGAAGGAGTTAGAGGATAATTACCGCTTGCGGCAAGAGTTTCTAAATAAACATTTGCATTAGTAGTCTGCCAAAATAATTGTATATAATCATTTGCAGTTATTTCAAATACAAAATTGACAGTTAATATTTGTGATGAAAAAGCGCTTCCTTGTTTATCAGGAACATCATAATGAGAATTAGTATCAGGAATATTTGTGCCATTTTTCTTTAGCCAAACTTGAGTTGTTCCTGAAGCGGTGCTAGTGTTTGTAAATTGAATAGAAAAAGTAAGGCTATAAGTTCCTGTTTCAGCAAATACAATTCTTGAAGTAGGTGATCCAATAGATACATTATGAGAATCAGGATCATAACTATTAAATGTTACTGCGGTTGCAGTATTGATAGTTGCAGATTGAGTTGTAGTATCCCAAAATGATCCCCAGTCAGCTATAGTTCCGCCCGCGCCTGGATTACCCTGCGCGCCAGTTGGTCCTATAACACCTTGTGGTCCTGTTGGGCCGACAAATCCTTGATCGCCTTGAACTCCTTGTGGCCCAGTAGGTCCTGTGTTTCCTTGATCACCTTGTGCGCCAGTTGGTCCAATAGCTCCAGTAGGTCCAGCCACAGTTGATGGTGCGCCTTCAGCTCCAGTAGGGCCTGTTGGTCCAATATTGCCTTGAATACCAGTAGGACCAATATCACCTTGAATGCCTTGAATTCCTTGTATGCCCTGTGGTCCAGTTGGGCCAATATCGCCTTGAATTCCTGTAGGTCCTGTAGCGCCAATATTACCTTGCGCTCCAGTAGGGCCGACTTCACCTTGAGGACCAGTTGCACCAATTTGACCTTGAGCGCCTGTAGGCCCAACATTACCTTGAGCGCCTGTAGGGCCAATATCACCTTGCGGTCCTTGAATACCTTGTATCCCTTGTGGACCTGTAGGGCCATGATCGCCTGTATTTCCTTGAGCGCCAGTAGGTCCAATTAAACCATTAGCGCCAGTTGGGCCAACACTTCCTGTCGCTCCCTGTGCGCCTGTCGGGCCTGTGTCGCCTATATTTCCTTGTGGTCCTGTAGCGCCAGTATCACCTACTGGACCTTCTACACCTTGTATTCCTTGAACGCCTTGTGGTCCTGTTTGTCCTTGTATGCCAGTAGGACCTTGAATCCCTTGACTGCCAGTTGGTCCAATAGCTCCAGTAGGTCCTATTGCACCTGTAGGTCCTTGTATGCCTTGACTTCCTGTAGGTCCAATATTTCCTGTAGCACCTGTCGCGCCTGTAGCGCCTGTAGGCCCAACATTACCTTGAGCGCCTGTAGGACCAGTAGGACCTGTAGGACCTTGTGATCCTTGAACGCCACGATCAATCGTGATTTCTGTTGTGGCAGTAGGTGTTACATTGACAGTTAAATTATTACTATCAACAACATCAATATTATAGTTAGCCATTTAGTTCACCACGCCATCAGAACGAACTAGAAATAATAAAAAGATAATCATATCTTGAGCGGGAGTTGATCCTGAAGCTGGGAATGAAATTTTAATGCGACCTGAAAAACCAACGCAAGGATCGGCGTTAATATCTAATTGAGTATCAGTTGATATAACTGACCATGTTGATTCGTCAATAATAAGAGTAAAAGTTCCTGAAGCATCAACTCTATTTGCAATAGTTAAAGATACAGGGCTTGGTGGTGGTGTGTAATCTGCTATGTCAAAAGTAAGACCATAGCGGCTATCTCGGATGTTAGATAACTGTCTGCGAATTATAGAAGCATCAATAGTAGCGCCTGTTAAATCAACAGGTGTGCCATCATTATTAAATGCTAAATTCCAAAAAGTTTTTTGATTATAAACAAGCTCGCCTGCAATGATTTCATTATCAAAGCCCGACACTTGTTGAAGTGTATTTTTATTAAAGATAGCCATTTTTTTTCCTTACAAGGTTAATAACGCAAGCATCTCTCTGACGCAATGCGATGGTCTTATCTTATTTATTGATTATACTATAACTTCTAACCAAGATGTAGTAGCTTCATCCCAAGTATAAATTTTATCATCAGTTGGCATTGGTGTAGGTGCTTCCCAAGTCCATGTTGTTTCATTTAAAAGCCATGAAGCAAATGGTTGTGGCGCATAAAATACATCATTAACTGAATCGTATGTATAACCAATACCAGCATAATTACCTCTTAATGGTCTGCCTTCAGGATGTTGATTCCCGTAAGTGTTATAAGATGTTTGTATCCAAGCACCAGGACTTGAATCAACGAATGTATCAAAAAATTCTTTTTCTGCAACGATAACTTGAACCACTTTACCATCACAAACTTTTGCAAAATGCGACATATATTTCCCCTTTATTCTTATTATACCTTATGCGGTATATGATCCTGAAGCAGTAAATTTAATAATTGTATTAGAACCTGAAGTTGTAATTGTAGGTGATCCTGTAGTTGTTCCTGAATAAGAAGAAGTTGGAATTGATAATATTATTACGCCTGATCCTCCAGCACCACTAGCGGTATATGAAACTGCTCCGCCACCACCGCCACCGCCAAGATTAGCCGTTCCTGATGTAGCAACAGTAGAACCACCACCTTTACCACCACCACCAGCGCCACCAGTTCCATTAACATTTCCTGTGTAAGCACCACCACCACCACCACCAGCGTATGTTATTGATGATCCTGTAATACTAGATGCTGATCCAGCACCACCATTTCCTGATCCTGATCCTGATCCATTAGAACCAGTTACACCAGCGCCACCACCACCAGCAGAACCATATTCTCCAGCAGAACCACTTCCCGTTCCGCCTGAATTTCCTTGACCTGAAGTTCCTGATCCACCAGCATAATTTGATCCACCTTTAGCTCCGCCACCACCACCGCCTGAACCACCTGATAATCCAGTTCCAGTTCCAACACCAAAATCTTGACCTGAACCGCCACCACCACCGCCCGATGCAGTAGTTAATCCTGTAAATAATGAATTATTTCCAGTTGTTCCTCTTGATGATGCACTATTATATACTCCAGCGCCCCCCGCACCACCACCACCAATAGTTGCAGTATAAGTAGTTCCTACAGATAATGTTGTTGATCCTGTAAGCATACCACCAGCACCACCACCGCCACCGCCAGCGCCAGCACCACCGCCACCGCCCGCTACAATAAGATATGAAATTAAAACTGTTCTTAAAAAAGGTGGATTTCCTGAATAAACATCAGCTTGGGCAAGCCAACCTTGTGTAGCATCTATATAAACAAAAGTTAATCCTGTTCTATTTGTGTTAATAACTGCATTAGCACCACTAGAATTAATCTTTGATCCATTAGGATCAACAGTTATATTATTAGTTGCCGCAGTTCCAGCATAATCCACAATAACTAATGACTGTCCAATGCTAGGGCTTGCTGGTAAAGTTATTGTAATTGTTGATGAAGTGGTATTAACTAAATAACCATATCCAGCAACGGCAGTAAATGATGAAGTTTTAACTGTATCCCAAGTAATTGCACCTGAAGCTGATCCGTAAATATAAGCTGATCCATCAGTTGATACGATTGTGCCATTAGCACCAACAGTTGTTAGGTTAGTGCCACCTTTGTTAATAGGTATAGTAGGAAGATTAGTTGTAGGAAATGTTCCTGTAATGCCTGTAGTTACATCAATTTGACCTGATGTATTTAAGGTGTTAGCAAACTTTCCTAAATTATATGCTTGCGACATTAATTATCCTGTATATGTGCCTGATGATGTAAATTTCATAATAGTGTTAGCACCTGATGTTGTTATAGTTGGGCTACCAGTAGTTGTTCCTGAATAATTTGCAGTAGGAACAGAAAGAAATACAACACCTGATCCACCATTTGCGCCTTTATTTCCAGAGCCACCACCACCGCCACCACCTGAACCAGTATTTGTAGCACCTGCATTAGGGTTTACTGCTCTAGTAGTAATACCATTGCCGCCGCCGCCTAAACCACCTGTGCCAGCAGTTCCACCATCAGTCCATCCAGCACCACCGCCAGCGTAATAAGTTGCAGTTCCAGTAATAGATGATTGAGCGCCGTTACCTCCACTTCCACCAACCCCACTTGCACCATTACCACCTACTGCACCTGCTCCACCACCACCACCAGCGCCACCTCCATTAAATGAATTACCGCCTGCAAAACCTTGTCCAGCAGTTCCAGCTCCAGGAGAACCAGTATTAGCTCCTGCACCTCCACCTGAACCACCTGAAAGTCCTGATACATTAAACCAACCGCCAGCTCCACCACCACCTAATGCTGTTGTTACACCAGTTAATGATGAATTAGAACCATTTGGTTGTGGATTAGAAGTTGTTGCGGTAGAACCAGCACCAATTGTTGCAGTATAAACAGAACCACTTGTTATAGATAATGATCCTGTCAATAAACCACCAGCCGCACCACCAGCACCACCATCATAACCACCAGCAGAACCGCCAGCTATTACAAGATAGGATGCAGTATATGGAGCATTTACAAAAGGGGTTGATGAATATACATCACTTACTGCTACCCATCCTTGTGTAGCATCAGCATATACAATAGTTAAACCTTCACGATTAGTTTGTATAACTCTATTTGTAGTTGTTCCATTAATTTTATTGCCATTAGTTGCTAGTGTAATATTATTAGTAGCACTTGTTCCAGCGTAATCAATGATAGAAATCATATCACCAGCAGTAGGGCTTGCTGGAAGTGTTACTGTTATTGCACATGAAGTTGTATTGACTGGATAACCATAATTAGATGTTGCAGTAAAGTTTCCAGTTTGAACAGATTGCCATGCAATTGTGCCAGCTACATTACCCCATGATAATGTTGATCCGTTAGATTTTAATACTTGACCAGCAGTTCCGACTGCCGTTAATCCTGTTCCGCCTTTAGTGGTAGGAACAGTAGGTAAATTAGATGTTGAAATTGTGCCTGTAAATCCTGTGGAAGCATCGGCTTGACCGCTTGAATCTACTTTGTTGGCAAATTGTGATAAATTAAAGGCTTGCGTCATTATTAATCCTTATGCCGCACCAGCTCGTGCGTATGTTTGTTGTTGTAAAACAGTAATATTAGTATCAGGCACAGTTGTTAATGTATATTGCCCTGTTATCCCTGTAGTGTAATCATCAGGATCGACTAATAATACCCCATTTCCGTATAAATTAAAAGCGTCAATTGTGTAATTAAATTCATAAGTATCTTGTCCTATAACTGAAAACACAGGTGAATTTACAGGTGTGCCTGTAGGTGTCGTTGTATTGTTTGCAGTAAATTGAATAATGGATAAAGTGCCGCTTGTTGTGTTTGGTAAATTGGTATAAGTATTACTTACAATATCATAATCTTGATCGGGAACGACTGTGCCATTCATAAATGGTAATTCATATCCTGATAAGAAAGACCATTCTGTGGGTGTATAAGATGAAGCATTAGTTAATGAAGCGTTAAATCTGCTAAATACAGGATATGATGAAGCGGCGGCACGATAAATATAAATAGAATCGCCATTAGATGCAGTTACGGAAGTTGTAAATGTAATTTGATAAGTTGCATAATTAACACTTGCGACTGTATATTGTGTTGGCGTTCCTGTATTGCTAAATGTCATTTTATCGCCAGCATTAATTAATTGATGTGGCAATGCAGTTGAACCATAAGTTACAACAGAACCCGCTACACTATCCACAATCAATGATGTAGAAGCATAAAAATTACCACTTGAGATTGCTCTAAATGAAACAATATCTATTTGATCGTTTAAAGCAGCGCCAGTATCTAAAGTAACAGTTGTATTAGTATCTGTGTATTCATCTTCATTTAATAAACAACCATTTTGAAATACCCAACATTGACCATTAATATAATTAGCATTTCTTGTAACGCTAAATGCAGTTTGACTTGAGGTTGCTACAAAGCTATTAATAGTCATGTAGAAATCATCAGGTGTTGTAAAGCCTACAACGCGACCATAAATGTCAATGGTTAATGTAGCAGGCGTTCCTGTTTTAATTGTAGGACCACCAAAGTCTAGGAATTCATCTAATGACGCAATCACTTGACCATTATTAGTATTGGTAATTTTAATTTGTCCTGTGCCTGTGGTTGTATTACCTACACCAATAAATTGTCCTGTAGAAGGTCTTAAATCAATTATGTTTGTTCCATCAGGTAAAGCTGACCATATTTTAGGATCAAAGTTAGCAGTTGTTGAAGGCACGAATGCACCTGATCCTGAAGCGTAAGTTGCAAAGTCTGTATCAAAACTAAACTTAAAGTTTTGTCTATTGACATAAATTAAATAAATATTTGTGCCAAACGCTGGATCGGCTAATGTCCAAGTGCCAGCATAGTCGGCTGGATTGCTAGAAGGTGAAGTGGATGAAGTATTATAATATCCATAATACAATTTATTTCTAGGGTTTAAATTAAACCCTGTGCCATCTATATCGTCAGCATAAGCAATAGATAAATATCTTTCTTGATATTGCCATGTTGTAGGTCGCCATTCTAATAATGTTGAAGCCAATGAATAATTACTTGAAGCAATTGCATTAACCATACGACTAAAGAAATACCAATTACCAGCAGGAAGATTAGATATTTCAACAGGCGGTAAAACTTCATTTAATCCATAAGGATTACCATTGGATTGAATAGCGGTAGTGCCAGCAAATATTAATTGGCTAGTCGTAGGATATTGATAAGCTGAATACCAAATTTCAGCATATTGTGTAATACCAGCGCTCGATGATGTTGGCGTTACAAAAATACTAGGAATAGCTATATTGGGATATTGTGCAGTAACTACAGGTGCAGGCACAGTTCCAAATGTTACAGGGCTACCAATGCCTGTATTAGGGCTAGGTGTAAATTCAGTTATATTAACATCATCATAAACTTGTGCATTAAATTCCATTAAATTAAGCGATGCAGTAACCTGACCAGTATCGCTAAATTTTTCTATAACTTTATTAATTCTAAATTCTTTTGCTACCCAACCATAATTGGCATTAGTAACTGTAACAATATCGCCAGCTTCTAATTCAAGACCTATAAAATTAATTTCACATTGAATTTGTAAATCTTCTCTTGCCGCTTCAAGCATTCTGTTAGCAAGATATTGAGCTTGAACATTGTTATTAACTAAATAAAGATTAACTGATTGTTTATTGACAGGCTCATTAGCAAATAAAAGACTTGGATCAATAGTTGCCAAATCAAATGTAGCTGAATTAAAACTGTCTTTAGCAGAACCATCGGGAAATTTAACTTCAATTATATTAAATGAATTATTAAGATCAATAGGTGTTACAGTAATTCCGCCAATCATATTAGTGTTATTAATATCCATAGCGATTGTATAAGTTGGGCTTTGAACAATAACACCCCATAAACCTAATATTTCATTGTATTTAACCAAGCAATCGCAACAGTCTGACATTGCTTGAATGTTTTGCATGATTTTTAAATTAGTATCTATTGAACCATTAAATGTAAATCTAGGTTGGGTTGTTGTATTTCCATCATAATCAATATATGTAAATGATTGGCTTGAATATGTATTTAGATCATCTAATGAATCAGTATTAATATTAGCTACAGGAATCGCCGCGCCATATCTTGTAGAAGTAAAATAGTCTAAAAAGCAATCGCCAGGCGCAGTTCTTGAATTGGTAATTTGAAATCTAGTTTGATTTAATCCAGTTAAGTTTCTATCTTGATTGTATTTAAGATGAACAATAGCAAAAGCCGTATTGCTCATTAATTTATTAGCATCCCAAGTATAAATAAGACCAGCACTATTCATTACATCAATAGCGGATGTAGCAGTATTAGTAGGTTGGCTTGATCCGTTACGATACAACCATATATCCATATAACCTGTAACATCTTGTGTTTCACTTGTTGATTCGTCAAGCAATCCTGTTACTGCCGAGCCACTTCCAAATATTACTTTTTTGCCGCCCCAGTAAACATCGCCAAAAGTAAATGTATCAGGACTTCCGCCTGTTTCTGTATTAGTTACTTCAGATAAAGATATTACCCAATAGATATCTTGATTATCTTCAGTAATGGACATATCGGTAATAATACCGCCCACATAAGCTGATCCATAAATAACAGGAAGTTTATTATCGCCAGCAGGTGGAAGTTGTTGTCTATTACCAGGATTAGGTTGTTGCGCGTTAAGATTATCTTGTCCTGGAATACTGGGAGCAAATATTTTAGAAAGAATAGATGATGCAACCATATTGATTGCAAAAGCTACTGTGCTTACAATCCAGCCAGCAGTTCCAGCAGATAATACGGCAGTTGCAATAATAGTTCCAATTGCAAATGCAGGCGCGCATAGCAAAAAGAATATAAAGAAATTAATAATAAATAAAACTATTTTCATTGCATCCAGTTTTCTTCTATTTTTTTAAATCCAAATCTTGAATAATCAAGATCAGGGCTAGTAGTCATTTTAGTAACAGTAAATAATTTAATTTTGCCTTCTTGTTTTAATTGATTGGCATAATCAATATATGTTTTTAATAATTTATAACCTATTGTTTTATGTCTATATTCAGGTTTTACATACCAAGCTAATTCATACATAGCATAAGTTTTATCGCACCATATTGTAGGCGTTATAATTGCTATAATAAACCCTATATTATCTTCTAAAAAAATAACACCTCTACCAGCAACAATACTATCTATTAGAGAATAAATATAATCATAATTATTTAATTCTTTATATTGTTGAATAGGACTTTCATCACGAAACATTTTTAACATTTCGGCTAATTGTGTCTTATCGTATTTTGTAGCTTTTCTAATCAATCTTCTTTGCCAAAAGCATAATTAATAGTTTCAATAAAATTAACACGATTCATTGAAGTGTCGCTAGGATTAAAAAATTGCCAAGCATTGTTATTAGTATAACGACCAGCAGTTCTATTTTGAAGAATGATTTGAATGCTAGATGCTGAAGCGGTTATGATGCCTACATACGCTCTTGCTTCTTCCATATATTGTTCTGAAATAGAAAAGGAACTAATATAGCCTGTAAAGAATTTATAAAGACCGCCTGATCCGCCTGTAGTAATTAACTCATTTTGGTCATCAAAAAATCCATGCCACATTTCAATTAAAGAACCTTTAATATCATGTCCTAATACCCATCCCAATAATGCGGTATCAAGTCCGACTAAAGTTATAGTTGTTTCATTGGCAGTTGATTTAATGTCGCGTTGAACATCATTAATTTTAACTAATGCACCAAGAGCATCAAAAGGTTGAGCATCAACGGCAGGAATAGTTAATACAGAAGGAGTTGTTGCAAAACGATAAACGCCACTAGCAGTCGTAACTCTTACGAAATCTGCCATCCTTATGTTATTAGTATTTTGTATTGGTATTATATCGTTTGACATTATAAAACCGCTTCTATTGCTTTAAATGATCCACTCCATGATATGAATGAATCATTAGTCATTGGAACAAAACTATATCCTGGATATTCTGTAAGAATAACAGGGAATGTTACGCCAATATAAGTTAATCCACCTAATGATTGTGTAGTGCCATATTGACCTATAACTGCGCCCATAGCGCTTGTTAATGTAGTCATAATGGTTCTATGCACAGGAATATTGACAGTTGATCCTGAACCTCTTTGAACATCGGCAGTTGCTATATAAGCGTAACGATCAATCTGTAAAAAATCGCCTGTTTTAACAATGTATGCAGTTGAGGAAATGCTTGGAAGCGAACCTAATACAATAGTTTTGTTTGCTGAAGATGTTTGATATTGACAAGCAATAATTTGAGCGGTGGACATATCGCCTTGATAGGCAATATAATTCCACCAACCTGTAGAACCAAAATTTAAATAAGATTCATATTGGCGATCCACTTCACGCAAGTTAGATAATAAAGCTCTGTTTTGACTATAAAGCAAATAATTCATTGGCTTCATATCAAATTGAAATGGTTGAACAGTAAGAATTTCGGAAGTAGCAACGCGCTGATTTCGGCTCATCATTTGACCAATAAATCTATGGTCATTAATGCCTACTGATTCAGATATTGCTAATATTTGATTTAATGTAGCCATATATTATCTGCTTTGCGGTAATGATCTTTGAGCAGATTGGTTAGCGCCCCAAACTGCTTGTTTATTTTTAGCCAAAAATTGTGTTGCGCTTTGTGTATCAATAGCGCTCATATTAGCAATGTAAGGTCCATTATACACAACTTGCGGTCCACCGCCCATAGAACTTAATTGGTTGTTAGGAATAATAGTGCCTGGAGTGTTAGGCACAAATAATTCAGGGCCACGCTCACCTACAATAGCTGGGCCTGAAATAGGGCCGCCGTCAGCTAAAAATTTAAGTCCACCTGCGCTTGGTGCAGTTGAAAATAATCCGCCGCCACTTGCGCCAGCGCCACCAAAAAAACCACCAAGCAAATTGCCTAATCCTGAACCTTTAAATATAGCCGTAGCTTGCGCTCTTAATTGAATTTTAATTAAGTCTGAAATAATACTGCGAGCAAGATCACTAAAGCTTAATTTTCCTGTTTGAACAAAATTGTCTAATGCAGTTTCAAGATTTTGTGTTACTGATACGAATGCTTGTTCACCCATGCGAGCCGCATTAGTAGCGCTATCAGTATAACTTGCAAAAGCTTTTTTCCAGCCAAACTCAAAACTTCTTTGTGATTCACCAATTTGATATGCTTCTTTTGCGCGGGCTATTTCTACTTCAGCAAAAGCGTTAGCTTGATCTTCAGTCATCTTGCGACCAAATTGATCGCCTAAAGTTAATTGTTTGCGCTTTTGTTCTATATCAAACAATTCAAGTTGTAATTTTCTTTCATTTTCTGAAACAAAAGCTAATTCATTTTCTTTTTGTAATCTTTCGCCTTTGGCTTGGCTAATTAATATTTCTTTATCGTAAAATTCTTGTTGTCTTTTTAAAGCTTCTTTAGCTTTTTTTGCTTCAGCTTCAGCTTCTTTATTTTTTGCTTCAGTAACTTCTCTAATATTTTTTTTATCTGCGGCTACGCCACCAATGCCTGACATAATGCCAGGAACATTAGCACCTTGAACTGATCCAAATTCTCTTTGACTTGGAGCAACATATTTGCCAATACCTTCCTTATCTTTCCAAGCCGCCCACCATCCAGCTTCTTTTCTAATTTCAGCAAATCGATCAACAATACCTTGTGATTTTTTTTGCCAATTTTCCATAGCTAAAGTTAAATTATCAAAAGCTGGCGCTACATCATTAGCAATAGTTATTTTTAAATTAAAAAAGAATTTATCTAAACGATCAATAGAATTAGCAATCCTAATAAAAGATTTTTCTGAATCTTCAAATTTATTTTTATTGTTTTGTAATTGATCGCCTAAACTTTTAATATCAACGCCACGAACTGCTCGACCAAATAAATCCATAGCCGTAGCATTTCTTTTCGTAGTATCTTCAATGGAAGCTAAAGCAATTGCAGTTTTTTCAAATAATTCTTGGGGAGTGAGAGTTCTTAAATCTTTTAGAGATACACCAATAGATGTAAAAGCTTTTTGTGCCTTTTCGCCACCTTGCGCGGCTTCATCAACTTTGTTTGCGAATGATGCCATAAGCTTACCAGCATCATCGCTATTGCCACCGCTTAACTGCAATGCGCTTGACAAACGCAATACAGATTGAATTGACATATCATTGGCTTTTGATACTTCCTCAATTCTGTCGGCAAAATTAACTGCTTCACGAGCGGAAGCGGCAAAAGATACGGCAACCGCAAGCAATGATGCTTTTGCGCCGATACTAAAGCCTTCTACTTTGTCTTTAGCTTTACCTAGATTGGCATTAAATTCGCCTGCATCAAGCCCAAGTAAAACCGCTAACCTTGAAATAATTGCCATTGTTATTTACCTTTAAATCTATCCATTTTAAAGTCAGGCGCTTGTGACATAAATGTAAGTAAAGATTCGCTAGGATCAGCCTTTTCTATACCATAAATATATTCATAAGCACTACCTAAAACGCTTTTTAGAGTATAGGGTGAACTATTACTTGCTTTTAAATAATTAAAAACTCCAGCAACTAGAGTTCCTTGCATAGTTAATAAGCTTCTATTTCCAACTAACCCATCCGCATACATGACTGTTATTTCATTCATGGTTGCTTCATCTAAAGCGTCTATATCTTGTATTGTATGCCCGTTAAAGACCATAGCCGCCCGCGCTTGGGTTCTTAACGAGCCTACTACTTTGACTTTATGTCTTTGTATTCAGGGCTAATAACTTCGTTAATTTTTTCCACTAAAGTCATTTGAACAGATAATGGAAATTCAGTTTCTACATCTTCATAATTTATATCTTCTAATGATCCAGTTTCAGGTATTAGAAATTTAATATATTCAACTATTCTATGTTGCAATATATGTTTATTCTTGGCAGTTTCTCTCATTGACCTACCATCAATAACCATATCGTTATCTTTTATCTCTACGCCTTCTTTTTCTTTAAGGCCATCAAATTCTTTTAGCATTCTTTGATATTCAAGCTCAACTTTTTCCTCATTAGGATTTTTAAAGTAATTATAAATAGCTTCAATTTCTTGAACGCTTGGCACTCTTACTTTAAATGTATGATCGCCTAATTCAAACGATCTAGTTAATACCGATAATCTATTTTCCTCGTATTTTTTACCGAGTGCTGATCCTAATTTACTCATATCTTTTCCTTATGTTGTTAATTTTTTAGCTTTGTATGAATCTATTTTTTGTTTAATAATTAAACCTAACCTTGACGCAACGGCTTGAGCTTGTGATTCTAATGATACCCGCATAAATGGTTTGGCTGACATATTAGCCGTTCCAAATTCATTAGCTATAGCTCTAGCATCAAACATAACGCCAGCTTCAGTATAAAATTTTCTTCTAGCCTTTTTATATTCCTTGCCTTTTAAATCACCATATTCAGCTTGAAATTGTTGCTTTAATTTTTTAGGAATTGGTTGAGATGAAACGAGAGATATAACAGAATCTTTTGGTGTTACATATCTTGACTTCATATCTTTTCTAGTAGGTCGCCTTGCGGTGATATATAAAGAACGATCCAATGCGCCTGTGTCTTTAGGTGACAATGCTTTTGCCATAGCCAATACAGGCTTCATGGCTTCTCTAACTGCTGGTATTAATACCTTGCTCTTTGCGTCTTTATCGCCAAACTGCTCTTGAAATTCTTTAAATGCATCAAGAGTTTCTTTTAAACCATTGACGGCAAATTTAACGCTCATTAGTCTGCCTTAATTATTTTATGGTAAACCGCATTATTAAGCTTAATAGCATAATCAACACATTCTTCAGGCGTTAATTTATCTGCATGATTTTTAGCTATCTCATGCGCTAGATTAATACCTGTTAAGCGTTGTTGGGCAAACCCAAACCAGTTCTTTTGACCTGAACCAGCTTGGGATACCAAATAACTTAATAAGTCGTCACTATTCTTGATTGTAGTCGTCATTTTGTTTTACCTTTTCTTTTTTTGTATTTTCATAAGGATTAACTTTAGCTAATGCTTGTAGTGCAACATATTCAGCACTATCAGGATCAGCTTTTGCTAAAGCATCAGCAACTTCTTTTGCATCGACAGGCAAGCCTAAAGCTACTGCATCAAGGCTTTGATAGGTGCTTGTCAATAATTCAATAGCTTCAGATAATTTCATATTTAATCCTTATTAAGCGTTGTTTGACCAACCATATTGATTGCCGCGCGGATGAATTGTAAATGTGCATTTAGCTTCAGCCGTTGGGTTAGGATCAACTGTGAATTGACCTACTCGGCCATTAAAAGCATAATTTACAATGTTTGTGCCATCAGTTGCAGAAATAATAAATGTTCTGTCGATTGTGCCGTTGTATGCATCGCCACGCATTAATAAAAGGTTTGCGTCACTTGGATTCCAAGCGGCAGTAATTGTCATTGATGTTGGAGCGGCTTGTGTAGGAATCTTGTCAGATTGACGAGAACCTGCTACATTAAAGTTAGCCATTGCATCATCTTGACCAAAAGCTGGAATAGCTTCTACAGGCAATAAATTTGCTGAAACTGCTAAAGCTGAAACGCTTGCATATACAGAAAGGTTAGCTACTGTTAAAGGTGTTGGTGTTGCTGAAGCTTGGCAATAAAGACTTGCGCTAAAACCTGGTAAAACTTTATTTGGAAGTGCCATAATTTATTTCCTCACATTAAAAAATTAAAAAATCTTATGTTGGTATATATATAGTGCAATCCATAAATATATTATGAAGCCCAATTTCATTGTCGTATCCATGATATAACCACACTACATCTGC